CGATGACGGAGGCCAGGGCCAGCATCAGCGGCCCCATCACCACCAGAATGGCGGCAATAGCACTGAATCCAACAATCATGGCCTTGGCCGTGGTTGGGTTGCGCTCCATGAAGCCCGATAGCGCCTGGACGGCATTGGCGGCCATCTGCAGGCCGGATGCATAGAGCGGCAGTATCTTGGTTCCCATGTCCAGCTTCAGGTCGGCCACCTTGGCCAGGGTTTCCAATTCCTTGCCGCTGGCCGTTTCCCGCCCGAGCTTGTCCAGTTCGTCGATATTGGCGGCGCCCCGGTTCAGTTTCTCGTTTTTGTGGATCTGTGCGCGCTGCTGGTACATCGTCGAAAAGAGCTGCGCCGCCGTGCGGTTCGAGAAAATCCCGCCGATGGCATCGAGGATGCCTTTTTCGTCGGTGATGCCCTTGCTGGCCAGTTGCGGCAACAGTACCTTCTCCATCCATTCGAATTGATTCTCGCGGAAGAGGTCCGCGCCCTTGATAGCGCCCGGATTCAGGAACGAGACCTGGCCGGCCTTGTCATGCTTCACCTGGGATTGGTCGCCAATCAGGCCCAGGTCCGACAGCATGGAGATGGAACGCTTGGTGGTGCGGCCCTGATACAAGTTCTGGTAAGCGCTCATCATGGACGTGCCGACCCGGTTACCGCCCATTTCCTGCACCAGAGATTCCATCTGGTAATAAAAGGATTCATCCTTGAGCCCCTTCGCCGCAATACCACCGGTCTTGATCAGGTTCAGCCATTCACCGGGACCGACCCGGCCGCCCGTGGCGGTCAGCACCTGCTGCACCATATTGGCCTGCTTGGAGAACGTACCAATGTCCTTGGTGCCGTTGCGCATTTCGATGACCTTCAGCATGTCCATGAACTTGCGCTCGTTCTCCGCGCCTTCCTCTTCGCCATAGAAGGCGTGATTGCCGAATTTCATCTTGGCCATCATGGGGGCGACCATCTCGGCGTGATGCGTATCACCAAAGGCGGTGATGCCATCGCGCAGCAATTGCAGGTTGTCGAGCTGGCTAGTGCCGTAGGTTTTCATCTCGCGCGCGAACTTGATCGCTTCGGCGGTCGCGGCCGGCCCCAGACCGAGCGCGCGCACCCGGCCGTTTTCAGTCTCGTAGTGCTTGGCCTCTTTCAAGCCGGCCAGGAGTGGCGTGCCCACGGCCGCGCCGCTGGCAGTAGCACCCACCCCGGCCGCAGCCAGTCCACCCGCCGTGCTGCGCAGCTTGTCGGCGCGCTGGCGAGCGTTGGCCATGACTTGCTGCTGACGATGGCTGACGGTCAGCTTCTTCTGCTGGTCGGCCAATTCGGCATTGGTGGCGGCGATGCTGTTCTTGAGCCAGGTCTGTGCGTTGGCGAGCTGGCGCGATCCAATGCCGGCGTCGGTCAGGCGCTCGCGCAAGGCGCGATACTGGACACTTTGTTTCTCGCTGGCCTCTTGGAGCGACTTCACGCTGCGCACTGCGGCGTTAAATTCGCGCGTCATGGCGCGCGTAGGATTCTCGGTGGCCTTCATCTTGGCCGCCAGGTCGGTAACGCGCTGCTGTGCGGTGGCCAGCTCGGCACTGGTCTTGCGCATTCCCTGGTGCAGCTCGCGCAGGCCGTTGAGGTCGTTCTGTTGCTTGTTCAGCTCGCGCAGGCGGTCACTGGTGTCCTTCAGTGCCTTGCCGGTGTCTTTGGCGCCACTGGAGATTTTCTTCAGCGGGGCGGTGATTTTCTCCATCATCGAGAAAACCACCTGCATTTTCAGTTCGTTTGCCATCTATTCCGCCCCGCTTCGTACCCTGGCGCGCTCGCGCCACTTCATGAGGTCTGCTAATTCCAGCTCATCCATCGCGGCCGGTGGCCAATGGAACACCGTCGCGATGTCGGCCATTGCGTCTTCTACTTCGATTGGGAGACCAAGGCGCGGTCCGCCTTCGGTGCCAAAAAAACAGAGACTTCCATGCCGCACTTGATCAGGTCGGCCGGGTCCATTGCGGCCACGTCAAACTGTGTCAGCGCCGGCTCGCTGATACGCGGCAACACCACCTGCAGGGCGCTCACGTTCATATTCATAAGATCCATCAGGCTCACGCCGCGCAAGGCGCCGGACTTCGGACGGCGCAAGGTGAGTTCGGTGATTTGGGTATTGCCGCGCGTGAGCGGTTCGTCCAGTTCGACAACAACGGTTTCGATCTTGACGGGGGCGGTGGTGGTGGTCATGGTGTTTCCTTGTCAAAGAGAAAAATCGAAGAACCAGGCGGCCCGATGCCGCCCGGTGGTTACAGGCCGATGGCCTTGCGGATGTCGGCGCGGCGGTCCACGCCACCGACGATTTCGATACCGTTCATGAAGTCGAAATCGAAAATCACCTCGTTATCGATGGTGAGCTTGTAGGCGCTCAGAGGCATACTGAATTTGTGCGAGGTGTCGTCGCCCACCTTGGCATTGCCCATATCCACTTCTTTATAGCGGCCACGCACGGTGATTTCGACTGCCTGCACGGATGCATCGTCATCGCTCTGATAGGCGCCCGCGAAGCGCAATTGCACGGCGCCATGTGTGTTGGCGGCGTACTGCTTGAGCGCTTCCTTGACCAGGCCGCCGGCCGTCCATTCCAGTTGCATGGCTTCCTGGCCCAGGTCCGCCGAGACCGGGCCGGACATGCCGGCCGCGCGGTATTCTTCCATCTTGCGCGACAGCTTGGGCAGGGTCACTTCCGTGGCAATCCCGGAATAGTCGATACCGTTCTGGAAAACGTTGAAATCCTTCAGTTTGTGGGGCATACCCATATTGATGGCTCCTTAACATAGGGAAAAGCTGGCGGCCAGCACCTGGCCGCCTAGGCTCAGGCGGCAGCGACGCGTGCGGCAAAGTCGGCCAGGTATTGATCGGTAATGCGCTGCTGGAAGAGCAGGTTTTCCACCGGGGGCACCGGGGTGTAGCCATAGTCGATGGTCAGCTTGCCGGTCTTCAAGGTGTCCTTGTCGTTGAACTGTTCATCGAACCAGGCCTCGCCGTCGATGATGTAGCCGCTGGCTTTCAGGGAACGGAACTTGGCGTTGATGCTGGCCACCAGATCCTTCACCAGCGAGGGCGTCATCGGCAGGTCGACGTAAACCATATGCGCTTCGGCAATGGTGTCGGCCAGCACTTGCGCGGTACGGGTGTAATTCTCGAAGGGGAAGAACCCGCCCTGGATTTCGCAGGTGCGCGAGCCCCAGAACCGATAGCCGCTCATGTTGATGAGGGTGGTGACTTCCTTGGCATTGAGCACGCCGGCATCGGTGGCCGGGTCTTGCAAATCCCAGAACACGTCACGGCTGATACCGGTCGGGCCATTCACCACCACGTTGGACAAGGTCTTGTGCCAGCCGGTCTGTTCATCAATCTTGGCGCGCAAGCCCAGGGCGTAGGCCACGGCCGAGATGCTGGCATCGGCGTTGGTGGTCGTATCCCAGGACACGAATTCCGGCCAAATCAGCATCACTTCACGCTGCCCGAACTCAGAACGATAGGCGGTCGCTGCGACCACCGTCGCGCAATTCCAGCAGGAGGCATACACGAAGGCGCGCAGAGTCTGCGCAAGGGAGGCCAGTGCATTGGTCACTGCCTTAGTATCCAAGCCCGGCGCGCCCAGGATGCGCGGCTTGATGCCCAGCTTGGACTGCGCGGCCAGCAGCGCCTTGGCGCCGGTATAGCGGCCTTCAGGCGACACGCCACCAATCACCAGGGTGGTTTGCTCGGCTTCGTCTGCGCCTTCGGCCACGCGCACCAGCACAACCAGGGGCTTGGCTTGGGCGGCGATGGCTTCCAGCACGCGGCGCATGGTGCCACGCTTGCCGGCCTTGGCTTGGGCGGCGACAACATTGGTGATGAGCACGGCCGTGTCCAGCGGGAAGGCGTCTGCATCGGCGTCGTCGGCCGTGACAATCACGCCGATGACGGCGGTAGAGACGGTGCGAATGGGGCGCGTGCCTTCGTTGATTTCGATGACGCGCACGCCGTGGTGGTAATCGGTTGCCATGATGTTCCTTTCGATGAAAATTTGAAGTCTTGTATTCAGGCGCACTGCTACGGCGTAGCGGATGGCTCTGCCGGCCACTCGACTGGATCTGCGGAAAGATTCACTCTGCTCAGGTCAATCCGGTATTGGCGCCAGGCGGCAAGCGCACTCAGCTCTTCCGCTGTCGCCTGGCCCAACTCCGCCGCATCCTTGAGCGGTTCGATAGCCATTCCTGCAATGGTCATTAGGCCGGTGTAAGTCACCTTGTTGCGTGCCAAGACCTGTTCCATGTCCAGGGCGAGAGGTGCCGGCGAACGGTCGCACGAAATGAATTTCCCTTTGGCATACCTGTCACCGATGGCTACGCTGCTATCGGTGGGCAGGCCCTCAGCACGCTGCCCCTGTGCCAGGCCACGCGCCAATTGCTCTGTGTCATCCGATAACACGATGTTGACCACCATGTCCTTTTCAATAATTGCGAATGTCTGCATGGTTTCACCATTTGATAATCAAAATGCCGGGGCGTCCGGCCGCACCGTCGCCGCCAGGCCGGGCGGTTTCACCGGCTACGCTGCCACCTCCACCGCCACCGCCTGACGCATAGCCAATGCCAGCAGCACCGTTGATGCCGCCCGCCAAGGTCGAGCTTTGGGAGACACCGCCGCCGCCACCTGTCCCCCATGGCGAATTGCCCCCATTGCCGCCGATCCCGCCCATCGAATAGCCATTGCCTGGCGTCGCATTGCCGGCTGTTCCTGGCGTGCCGCCATTTCCAAATCCGGCGCCACCTACAAGGGTTACGTAAGCGCCGCCTGCGTAGCGCGTTCCGTCTCCGCCTGGACCGCCGGTCGATACAATGTTGACGCCATCGCCGGTGAGGGAGGTGTCTCCGCCTTTACCACCGCGTTGGCCATCCAGATCGAGGCCCCCATGGACACCGCCAGCACCTCCAGCGCCAATCACCACATTCAGCACCTGACCGGGCGTTACAGGGACTAGCACATCAATCAGATAGGACGCCGCACCGCCACCACCGCCCCCGCCACTGGCCGCATATCCAGAGCCACCCCCGTTGTACGCGCCGCCTGCACCGCCTCCGCCGCCACCGCCTCCACCCGCTGAGACACGAAGCGCCGTCACGTCATCTGGAACGGTAAATGTGCCGGACGACGTGAACACCGCGAACCGCAGTGGCGCGACCTGTTTGAGCGTCGCATTGAGGAATTCCGCATTGATCGCCTGGCCGCTCTTGGTCCCAAGCGGGGGAGTTGGAACAGTGGGGATGCCGGAAAACTGAGGGGATTTCAGCGGTGCAAGGTCGGCGTGCGTGTGTCCCTTCTGCGCGGCATACGCGACAATCGCGTCATCCGCATATTTGCGCGTGGCTAGCACCACCGCTGGGTCGATTTTCAATTCGACAGCCGCAGTGCTTGCGACCAGCAACACCACCCGCACAACCTGATCCTTGCCGGCGCCTTCGGCAATGACTGGCTTATAGCTGGGTGGGCAATTCGCAACGGCGCACAGGTCACCGGCTTCGTCGAAAATACCGATTTCACGTACCCACCAACCGCCCACATCCGCAGGCAGCACCTGCTCGATGATGATTTGGCTGGCGTTCTTCGGATCTTTGTCGAGCGTATTGATCGGTGCGCGACGTTGCTCCCGAACCAGGGCAACTTGCTTGCGGTCTGGCACCGGCAGCACGCCGTTACCATCACCCACGCCCATGTGCGTCAGCTTCAGCGGTACGCCTAGCGCCAAGGCATTGGCAATCTTGGCCTCGCCAATCTCAGTAGGGATAGAAAAATAAGTGCTCATGGGTAGATGGTCATGGTTTCGATGAAGTGAGCCGCACAGCCGATGAAGGGGCCACCAGTGATCTCGATGCTGTCCGGTGTCCAGGGATACACGGTGACGGTCTCGCCGAGCTGGACAAAGGTGCCGACGAAGAGCGAGCCCCGGACCTCCAAATGGATGCGCAAGCCCGTCAGGTGGCGAGAAAGGGGCTTGGCGTCATCAATGAGGCGTTCCATTTCAAGGAACATCTCATCGGTAATGCCGGCGTCCAGCACGCCGACTTCCAGCGCGAAGGTGCCACGCTGCCCGCGTGGTTCGGTCTGCCACCATTCGCGAATCTTGATGATGTAGCCCAGCGACTCGACCACGCCGCGCACGGCGGCAATGGTCCCCTTGTGCTGGTGGATATAGCGGGCGGCCTTGATCGTGCCGCGCTTGATCGACTCCGGCCAAGCGTCGTCCCAGCGATCCACAGAAAATGACCAGGCCAGGAAGGGCAGCAGATCGACCGGGCAACGGTCAGCACTCCATAGGTCGCGAATGGGTACCGGAGTGTCGGCCAGCGCCGCACAGGCACGCGCAATGGCTCGCTCCAAGGGCGTGGTATTCGGTGGCAAGGTCGGGACGGGGTTATACACGGTCCACCTCTTCCAGCACCTCGGCGGTGATGTGAATGCCGGTACAGCGCGCGGCCTGGGTCCGTCCGCACAGAATGTCTGCGGCCGGCGATTTCACCAGGACATTGCGCACGCCCTCGACCTTGAGCGCAGCCACGTAGGCATTGCGATAGACGCTGTAGCCGAGCGGGCGCAGCGGCTTGGCCATGAGCGCAGCGTTTGCCCTGGCGGCATTGAGCGCAATCGAGGCTTCCGGGCCTTTCTCGACATAAACCACCGCTTCCAACTCATAGTCCGTGACCTGGCCCTGTACGACTGAAACCAGATCGCCCAGCGGCCGGA